TACCCAGATTGCTTGAATACATCCCGCCGCCCTTCGCCTTCACGCGGGCGCCGGCGTAGACCTTGCCGCTGATGGAATTCTCATTCTCCGAAAGATGGGGCGAGTTAAGAACGTTCTCCGCCAGCGCCCTAGTGCGATTCTGAATTCCGGCAGCTGCCATCTCTGCGACGGTGTTGGCGGCGAGCACCTGCATGCCCTCCGCCATCCCGGCGCGGACCCCATCGAGGATCCGCTGCTTGACCCTCTCCAGGTAGTCAAGCGTGGAATCGACGCTCGATTGATCGACCTTGATCTCCAACATGGCTACAGTCCTTTGTGTTCCTGTCTGAGCTGCTCCGCGGCGCGGATCATCTCTTTCAGGTTGGCGGGCATCAGGCCGGCAGGCCCCATACCCGGAAGCTGCTGCATCTCGCCCAGATCCTTGCGGCTCTGGGCTTCGTCTACATGCTTGCCGCGCTTGCCTGCGCCCAGGTAGCGAAGAGCCAGAATCACATGCGCCGGAGGCTCCTCGGCCCAATAGGTGAGCAGATCGAGGACATCGCAGAAGCTGGAGTCGTTAAGTTGATCGAAGGTCCATCCGGTAGCAGTGACCACGCGGCCGTAAAGCCAGGGCCAATCGATCTCCGAGCTACCGGACGCTATTCCCCCTCGGAAACCAGCGTAAGCCCGGAAGCACCCTGCACTGCCTTGATGGCCATCGGCAGCGTCTCGACGGTGAGCCAATCCGCGAGCTGCTCGTCCGTTACATCGGAATAGTTGCGACGAATGGCGACGCCAATGATCGGCACAAAGGTGTCAGAGAACGTGAGAATCGAGGCGCCTTCCGGAATAGGGGCATTGAGAGCTTCATGGTTCGCACGATAGTCGCGAAGAGTGAGCGAGGGGACGATATAGTTCTTGCCGTTCATGTAGATCGGGACGCCGAGAAATCTCATTTTCTGTAGCATTTGGTTTCTCCTGGAGCAATGCTCCATAGGTTGGGGGCATTGGGAAGGGTGAGGGGAGGGGGTGAATGCCGGCACCCCCTCCTACCCCGCTGGAGGCCGGTTCAAAGGGCCGGAAGCGGGGGTCTTGACAGTGAACAGTGGTCAGTTGTCAGTGGTCAGTCACAAAACCCGATGCGGGCGCTTTTCAACCGATCACTGGTCACTGAACGCCGATCGCTAGATTTGGTCAGCGTAGATGGCGCCGAGGTTGCCGGAGCCGTCGCGGGAGCAGGAGAAATCAAAGTCGGCGACCCAGAAGTCTTCCTGCTTGGTGGGGATGGAGACGCCGCCCAGGACACAGGCGTTGAGCTGGAGGCCGAACAGTTGTCCCTTGAAGGCGTTGTAGAGCACGGCCTGGAACTGCGGCGCGTAGCCCATCAACTGGCTGGGCAGCGCGAGCGTGACACCGTGCGCGGAGTCGTTCCAGACGTAGCTGATGGCCACAGTCAACCCGGCGCTGACGTCGGCGGCCAGGAACTTGTAAGTCCCGCCGGTGAACTGATAGGTTCCGCTGACGGTGGGCGCGACAGAGACGGCCGTCATCTGGGTGCCGACGCTGAAGCCCGTTCCGCCGGTGGCGATGACGCCCAGGTCAGAGACCGGGGTATGCGCCGGGGTGACGGTGGCCGTGGCCGTCCACGCCTCGTTGTAGACCGGGCGCTGAACGCCGGCGGTGGTGGGCAACCCGAAGTAGAGCTGCGAAAAGAACATGGGATCGAGCGCGGCGATCTTGCCCTTGCCGGTGACCTTGATCTTGCCGCGGGCGATGGCGGCCGGGATCTGCTGGTTATCGTAAAGCTCCTTGGTGTCGCCCTTGATGTCGATCGAGACCTCCTGAAGGAGCCCGAACTGGAGCGGCGTGGGGTTGGTGACGAGGTTGCCGGCGTTGGGGATACCGTAGAGCACCCCAGATCCGAATTGCGGATTGAGCATGGTGTTCTCCTGAGGCGCTCAGAGAGCGTCGGGTTAGCGGAGTTGACGTTGTTCGCTCGTTTTAGAGCTGGTCGCTGTAGATGGAGCCGAGGTTGCCGGAGCCGTCGCGGGAGCAGGAGAAATCAAAGTCGGCGACCCAGAAGTCTTCCTGCTTGGTGGGGATGGAGACGCCGCCCAGGACGCAGGCGTTGAGCTGAATGCCCAGCATCTGCCCCTTGAAGGCGTTATAGAGCACAGCCTGGAACTGCGGCGCGTAGCCCATCAACTGACTGGGCAGCGCCAGCGTGACGCCATGGTCAACATCGGCCCAGACGTAGTTGAGGGCGACGGTGAGTCCGGCGCTGACGTCGGCCGCGTTGAAGGCGTAAAGGCCGCCCGTGCCATTGAGGCCCTGGTCGGTCCAGACGACAGTTCCATCCGCCGTGGTGGATCCGGAATCGTTGAAGGTGGGCAGCGCGTAGCCCGAAATTCCAGCCGTGGTGACCTTCTGGGTGTGTCCGGCGGGGTCAAGGATCGTCGCGCTCAGGGCATAGGTATGATCGTCCAGCCAGGAGCCCGGCGAGCTGCCCGTCCAGGCGGTGAACTTGTACTGACCGCTGGCCGGAGCGGAGACGCCGGAATTGGTGAGCTGGGCGCCAACGCTGAAGCCGGTTCCACCGGTGACGATGACGCCCAGATCGCTGAGCGCCTCGGCATTGGCGGTGTTGACCGAGGCCGCGGCGGTGTGCGCCTCGTTGTATACCGGGCGCTGAACGCCGGCGGCGGTGGGCAACCCGAAATAGAGCTGCGAAAAGAACATGGGATCGAGCGAGGCAATCTTGCCCTTGCCGGTGACCTTGATCTTGCCGCGGGCGATGGCGGCCGGGATCTGCTGATTGTCGTAGAGCTCCTTGAGATCGCCCTTGATGTCGAGCGCGATCTCTTGCAGCAGGCCGAACTGCATGGGCGTCGGGTTGGCGGCCGTGTTGGCGGCGTTGGGGATACCGTAGAGCACCCCAGAACCAAATTGTGGGTTCAGCATGGTTTCTCCTGAGGCGCTCAGCGAGCGTCGGATGAAGGGTTGACGTGTCAGCCGTTAGCTTTTAGCTCTCAGCTTTCAGCCAAAAGCTGGAAGCCGAGAGATGCTTTTCAGACCAGAATGTTCAGCGGCAGGATGGCAGCGGCCTGGGGGCCGAAGATGCCGGGGTCGAGGTCACTGTCGCCCTCGATCCAGCAGTGAGTAACCAGGCCGCCGATGGTGAACTTGCCGGTTCCGAGATTGTCTGGAACAAAGGCCGCATCGATGAGCTGGAGGAGATTGTTCACCGTGGTCTCGGCCAATACGGTTTCAGAGCCGATGTCCTCGTCTGGAGAGTTGTCAAAGACATACAGGATGAGAAAGCCCCGCAACACAAGCTTCGGCGGCGCGCCGGGGAGCTTTTGCGGAATGTGAACTTCCTTGCCGGCCACCTGGAAGATCGCGGGCTGGTCGGCGATGGTGAGATCGGGCGGCGCGACGTGGCGGCGGCCCATGGAGACAAAGGAGCCGCTCAACTGCGCCTTGAGCGAGGCAAAGAGGCCAGCCCAGATGGCTTCGCGATTGACCGGCTGGTATTGTGCAAGGCTCATTGCATTCGCCTTCCAGATTGCAGATGAAAGTTGACAGTGAAAACCCGATAACTACCGCTTTTTGCCTGGCGGCCGGAAGGATGGTTTGGCCGCGAGGCGCTCTTCGCGCTCTTCGGCGCGGCGATCAAGCGACGGCAGCTCACGTTTGTAGCGGTCGATGACCTCAAGGACGTTGGGGGGCGCATCGAGCGTCTCCGGCTGACTTTGCTCGCCCTCGCTAGACCGGCGGCCGGTGACCCCCACGTTGGGGCGGTTCTTGTAGCGGTAAGCACACCAGTCGAGAACCGCCTGCTCGATGTCTTCAGGCAGCGCGATCTGCGCGCCGCTGGGCGCGGTTCCCGGCTGGACATAGCCGGCGACGTAGCTGAGAGCAATGGGCGCGGCATCAGTGAAGACATAGCCGTTGAGGTAAATGTTCCACTGGCGTTCGGGATCAATGTCGGAGTCAATGTAGTAGCCGTTCGCGATCTTGTCTGCGCTGACCGAAAGAGCGAGGCCGCCAACCGTGAGCGTGGCGATGGAGATCACAGGCCAATGGAAGGCGATAAGTCTCGAGCTGCCGTCGCCCTGACGGGCCTCGGTATAGCTGGCCTGCAACAGATCGGGCCGCCGCGTGGCGCGCTGGAAATCCATGCTGACGGCGGTGAGCAGGCGCGTAAGAGTGGCATCGTCCGTCGTCGTGGTCGAGTTGATAGGCAGCCACTGCTTGAGAGTGGCGAGCTGGGTGAGATCGGTCGCCGCCATGGGCGTCTCCAGGTGTCAGATATCGGTGATCGGTTGCCAGTTAAGAGCCGGAGCTAGGAGACATCGTTGCGGAACGGTTTGAGGAGGTTTTGAATGAACTCCTCGTTCTCGGCGACAGACTCCCCGCGGTTGTCGTAGCAGTAGGCAGCCAGGCGGCGGATGGCATGGGTAATGCGGGCAGGCACAGGCCTGCCCGCCCAGCCCGGGACGTTGGTAACCGTGGTGGTTGCCACGGCAGCCAATGTCGCCTGACCGTTCGAGGGGTTGACGCTGGCGATGTTGGTGGCCAGCGCGCCCGTAACCGGATGGTTGGTGATGGGGCTGATGACCGTGCCAGAGGTGGGTCCGGCGCCGGGGACAAAGATGGGCAGACCCGTCTCCTGGGGCAGCAGGGGCGCATCGTCGGCGTCGAAGCTGAGCGGCGCGCCACCGCTGACAGTGAGAACGGCAGAGCCGGCCGTCATGCTGCAGGTGATGGGTCCACCATAGCCGCAGCGGAAGCGGACGACGGTGTTATCAGGCACCATGCGTTGCGGCGCCCAGGGGCGCGCCCAGGGCGGCAGCAGCCGCGCCGGCTGGGTGCGGCTGCCGCGCGAGAGTTGGTAGCCGTAGAACGGGGCGGCCAGGTTGACACCATAGCTTGCATCCTGCGTCAGGGTCTGCGTCGCACCGGAAGTGTCGACATAAGTGAACGAGACGACGGACTGAAAGGGCGGCTTGGGAAGCCATATCTCAGGATAGCCGTTGCGATCGTAACGCAGGGCGACCGAGGGAAAGCTGTCAAGCAGGAGCTGCCAGGTCTGGGTGACGAAGACGCGCCGGCACCAACCCTCGCAATAATCGCGCGCGGTGACGATGTGGTTGCGCAACTGGTCATTGAGCAACTGCGAAGCCGCGCGATCGGAGTCCTGCATGGGCCCGAAGCCGAGCTCGAGCTTCACGTCGTTCAACGTGACCGGTTCAGCCACCGGGCCGGCAACGATGTCAATTGTTTCCATGACGGCCTTTTCTCTGGATCTTCATTGCCTGCGCCTGAACCACAGGCAGCGAAGGCTGAGGTGGCTCGGCGAAGGGGTTTTCCGCACGCCCTGTCGCAAGCAGATTCCGCGCTACTTCAGGAGGGAAATCGCGGATCTGGCCTTTATATTTTCCGTCTTTTTCGCGTAGATACATGGGATCCCCGAGGAACAACGAAAAGCCGACGGAGCGAGCCGGCAACAGCAAGCTCGCTCCTTCGGATCTGGCTACTGGCTGATGAGTTGCCATTCAGTTCCATCCCAGACGAGCTGGGCGATCTGATTGGCCGAGATCTCAGCGCCGGCGAGCGCCGTGGTTCCGTTTTTGGTGATGGCCTTGGCGGCGGAACCCTGCCAGCCGGTGAGTACCAGCGTAGAAGCGGCCGTGTTGGCGTGAATGCATTTGACGTAGATGCGCGTGCCCACCGTGGTGGGAGGCACAGGGCTGATGGCGGCCACGTAGGCGTTGGCGACGCCGGTATCAACGGCGAAGACATAGGCCTGTGACTGGACGGCGACGACAATCGCGGCTTCGAGCGCGTTAACAGCCTGCGCCAGGAGTTGATCGCCAACGCCATAGGGCGTGTTGTGCGAGTCATCGCCAGGGATCGCAATCCCCAGGATGCCTGTGGTAACTTGTTGTGCCATGACCTGCCTTTCGTTTTGAGAAGAAAAGAGCCTGAGGGCGAACGAAACAGCGCCCCCAGGGCAAAGAGAAGTGCTCAGGCGGTGGCAGTGAGCGACTGATCGCCGGCATACCGCGCCCCGCTGAGGATGGCAACGGCGCTTACAAGGGAATTGGTGGCGGCGGCCAGTACCAGTTGCAGGTAGGAGCTGCCGGCGGGCAGATTGTCCGCGTCGAACTCAAGCACGTAAAAGACGTTGCTGGCCGCCGCGGGGGTGAAGCCAGCGGTGGTTTCAGGGGTCCGGGCGCCCAGCACATCGTGCGAGGAGCCGGCGGTTTCCTGCTTGTAGACGTCGAATGTCACCGCCGCCGCTCCGGCAACGTTGGCGCCGACGGCCGCGGTTGCCGTTCCAGCCTGGAGCGAGACCGCTCCCTGCGCTGTGGAGACACCGAACTGAAGCAGAATGGTGGCATGACCAAAACCAGCCATGGAGAACGCCTGGCTGGTTGTGGCCCCGTTTTGCGAGACAGGAGGCAGTATGTTGACCTCATGCGCATCCTGGCTGATTTGAATTCCGTGTGCCATGGAGAAAATCCCTTCTCGGCTTTGCGCCGGGTGAAAAGGTTGGCGAAAGGCGGAGCGCCCCATTCAATCACGGGGCGCCGCGACGAGCCGACGGGGTTAGGAGCGCGTTGCGAGCGCGACGAAGGGCGAGAAAGTGGAGCTGCCGTTCTTCGGGGTCAGCGGCTTCTTCCAGAAGGGCTGGCCGTCATGGCGCAACTGCCAACGGAAGGCCTGCTCACCGGTCAGGAACGCGACATGGATGGAGGTGTCCATGCGCGCTGCCTCGCTGCGAGGAGCGAAGCAGTACTGGCTCATGTTGGCCAGCACGATGTCGCCGGGGGTTCCCTGCGCGGCCGCGTACTCGACCGGGATGACGGGCGCGCCCATCATGACGCCGAAGTTGCCCATGTTGCCGCGGGAGCCAACGGGGGTGTACAGCAGCTCGACCGCCGTGCCCGATCCGCGAGTGAGGTTCCAGAGCGTGCTCTCGCACTCCTGGTTGATGAACCACACCTGCTCTGAGGCGGAACCCCAGCGGCGCTTCCACATGTTGAAGATATCCTGCGCGTCGAACGTGGTGGTGCCGCCGGTATCGCCGGAGTCCTTGGCGACAGTGATCAGGGCTCCCGATTTCATGAAGCCGAGAGGCGCGCCCGCGCCGGGGCCGTTGTAGAGGTTG